GCTGGTTTCGCGCGGTGGGCTTTATCCCGCGTCTTTTGCGAATCCACGATGGGTGGGTTCCCCGTGTCTCTGTGATTCTCGAGACATCGGTTGGAAGACCTCGAATTGACGAGGGATACTGTTCATCGGGCAGGAAGGTGAAAACCCTTTCCCGGGGCTCATTGAGAGAACCCGCGGTTTGCGCGAACCATGCATATTCGACAGTGGTTCACTCCCCTCTGTGCTAGCAGTTTACTGTGATGCCTCCCGGGAGTCACTGTTGAGGAACCAATGTTCAAGGCGTAGGCTAAGCTACTGTATCCGGATTGTATTTTGTGCCATCCGGGTACACTGCTGAAAGCGGCTAACTAGCATGACACCCCCGCTAGACTCTAACTGCGGCTTGAACCCGCAACCCCTTGAGCGGTCCGTGACGTCCGTCCTTCGTAATTCTACAATCGTTGGATAGACTAGACCGTTCATTGTATCATGACCCGCTGTTCAGCAGACTGGGGGTCGCTGCTTGGCTTAGGCTAGGCTGTGCTGCAACTTGAAGTGTATAGTAGCGTGTATTGGATATGGATGAAATCGATTGGGAGCCAGACCTATTCGAACTTCATTGGTGACGGCGTGGGCGTAACAGCTGCCGAATATGACCAGTGATTTTAGTGATTCCGTAGTCCTTTCTGCGCCGTGAATGGGAGTCATGAACCCATCAGCGGGCACTATATGCGAGGAAGGCTCTGTAGCCAGCCACGTGCTGTTTGGTCCTGTAGTAATCCGGGTAGATATGCTGTAGGTATATTGGGATGTAACCTACGGTGAGAATCGCGTCCTGGCAAAACAAATTTACGAGATAAATCAACTCGCGTTACCGGTGAGAAGCCTGCATTGGGTGGAAAAACAGGGAAAGGTGCCAGAACACAGAAGCCAGATCCAAAGGCTTCAACCTCCGGTTCGAGCGGAGAAGGCGAGAAAAACTCTCGCGAAGAAGGCAGTCGGGAGGCTGCTACCCCTGGAAAGGGAAAACAACCTCCCCCTGTCCCACGGAAATCCGATTGTACCATCGGTAAAGTACGTGGAAATACTCGCGCCGCTCGTGGGGTACGAGCTCAAGATGCAATCCTTGCATCGAAGAGAGATGCTGACGACAAGATTCAAGCCGCCAGAATTTCTTTCTATGAGACCCACGAAGTGTACAGACAGATCGAAACGGACTTGGAGGCCCTACGTGCATTGGTATGCCCGCCTGAAAAGTCTCAATTGAGAGATGAATGTGTAGCGCATTGTTCCGAGCTCCTTGGCATTTTCTCCGAGGAGTTCCAGTGGATTGAGATTAGATCTGAGGATAGACCTGACCGATTGGAGGCGTCTAGACAAAGGTCTAACGGTATTTTGGGTATGGTTAGCAATGCAATTGCCGACTTTTACCGTAGTGCCGGGAGCTTGGAACCCCCCCCCCCTCCTCAGCCTGACCCGCCTGAAAGTGTGTTTGGAATTGTCGATGTTGTCAAGGAATCTGGACCCATCTTTGTGTGCCCCGTGGCGCCTGAAGATTTTGAGAATTATTCGACCCGTACCAAATGGCACTCCTTGGGAAGTCGCTTCCGCGATTTTGGGGCCGCGTTGGGAGACGTTTTTCTAAATCCTGGTCAGGGGCAACCCTGGACCGCTACTAAGGATACTGCCAAGGACATGTTTCATACTGTCACTGGGCTGGTTAAGAAGGCCGTTTCCCCGCTTGCCGCTTTAGAAGCACTTTGTCAGCCTGTCGTTCGCGACTCCATGTCCAACGAAAGTTGGCCCGATGTGGAGTTTACTTGGCGATCGGATGATGATGAGGAGGAATATGTTCACCCCGTGTGCACAGGCCCATTCCGGGCATTGCCATATCACCTGGATGAGTACTTTAATTCCCATAAGCACAACATCCCGTGGAAGGTGATTTTCTTCTTGATGGGGCACTTTGACGCTGAGACTCAGTTTAATCGTGCGCTCTGGATTGCCAAGAAGAAAAAAGTCCCTGATGCTGCTAAACTTCATTTGTTTAGCCACCCTGCTTCAGTACGGATTATGGCAAATCGCTGGCTAGCTTTGGTTGCTACAACCAAAGATGCTGGACACCGGATGAAGAATATCATTGGTGCTTGGATGACACCGGACTCAAAGCGTCGTGTTCGGTTAGGCCTTGCAGCCGATGAGTGGGGGGCTATGGATGTCTGGAAGCGTATTGGTCGTGCTTTCGGTATCCTTGGTGGCGTTGCCGCTGATTTCTTCGATCTTGGGGATTGGATACGAAGAATGAGGGAACAAGCAGGCGTGTTTAAGGCACATCTGGTCCTAAATGTTCTCGATGAAGTTGACGATCTTGATACTAGGTTGCCCAATTTCAAAACTGATGAGTTCATCAGTCAAAAGGTTTTTAACGCCAAATATAGTGTCCTGGTGTCTCGACTTGTGGATAACGTTGTCCGCACGTCTAATGAGACTAATTTGGCGTCTTTTAACCTTTCAGCATTGGCTGAGAGTCCTGAGCGTGCTTCACAGAGCACTTATTTGGCTCGATCTCGGAATCATTTTGTTACAGATTCCGCTTTGCTTGTTGTCTCTAGTCATGGTGTAAACCCGACTACTCCTGAGGCTGACAAGTATCAGAGATTGTTGTCGTCTACTCGTTCTCTCTTGTCCTCTCCTGAATCCCATCTGGCTTTCCTGAGGGAAAATCCGATCTCGCATGATGTTTACGTGCTACAAAGTATGCACCTCAAACAAGATCCTCATGCGAGGTTGACCTCAGAACCGCTGGTAAAATAAATCCCGGACGGGGCGACGTTGGTCTTGTAGGCTATCGTATAAATGAGATACCTCACATTCCTATTCCAGAATGTAAGGATGACATTGACATCACAATTCGCGATGAAAATCGTGATGAGTCCCAGCGTGTTGTGTTATCGAGGAATCTACCCATATACATACAAGACCAAACACCACCTCGCCCCGACCCGGGATGTACCGTTTCATGGACTTACGGCGTTTTGAAACGGTTTGGCCAAAAACCCCCAATGATGAGTAGGTCATTGAAACGCCGTTTTCGCAACTTTGTTAGGCTCTGGTGCCGTCGAAACCTGGATCCCATTTCTCCCGATACCGATTTGTCGGTTGAGACTTGGCTGAAAGGGTGCGATTATAGTGCTAAGAGGAAGGCGCAATTGTTGCACTGCTGGAGACACGGGCAAGGCCCGTCCGTGTCTAAAAGGCAGAAATCGGTGAAAAGTTTCATCAAGGATGAGACTTATCTCCCGCCGAAGGCTGTCCGCCTCATCAACTCAAGAGACGACTTTTTTAAATGCTTGAGTGGGCCTCTTTTTGATGCTATTTCCCATGAACTTTTTAAAGTTACTGAGAAGAATAGCTGGTTTATCAAAAACGTACCGGTTGCTGATAGACCTGAAGTGATCATGAAGAAGATGATGCGTGATGGTAAAACTTATTACTGTACTGATTACACTGCATTTGAGTGTCATTTCACACCCGACGTCATGAAGACTATCGAGTTTGGTTTATACGACTCCATGGTTAGAAGACTCTCGGCTGAGGAGCGGAGAAGAATGCAATTGATCAAAGATGTATTAAGTGGAGAGAATGTCTGTTATTTTTCACAGGGACGGGTCAAAGTTCATGGGACCCGCATGTCTGGAGAAATGAACACATCACTGGGAAATGGATTTTCGAATCTCATGTTAACCTTGTTCATAGCGGATCAAAAACGTTGTGGGGAAGTGTTGGGTTTCGTTGAAGGTGATGATGGCCTGTTCACGTTTGAACATGAGGACAGGGCGCCGACTGTTGAGGATTATAAGCAGCTCGGGTTCACTATCAAGATGGAGAAGACTCGTAACCTCAACGAGGCTTCATTCTGTGGAAACGTATTTGATACGACTGACAAGGTTGTCCTAACAGACCCTATGGCTGCATTGGCCGGATTTGGGTGGACAAACAAGAAGTATGTTAATGCTAATCGTAATACGCAATTGGCACTCCTCAGAGCTAAGGCTTTGAGCTTGGTCCATCAGTACAACGGCGTTCCGATGTTAATGGAATTCGGGCGCCGTGTGGAAGAGTTGACCAGAGGAGTTACCATATCCAAACGGATAATTAACAATACTGAACAGTATCACAGACAACGTTTGAAGAGTTATGTGGAGACTGCACTCCCGATCAAACGTGAGGTTACCATGCAGACCCGGGCGTTGGTCGAGAAGCTCTACCTTGTTTCTGTAGAGGCTCAAATTGCTTTCGAGCAAAAAATGCCTGAATTGCAACTGGATAGTACCATTGAATTGCACGGTTTCCCGATCGTGCCGTTCACTGACTGGTACTTTGAGTCTTATTCCTTTCCTCTTAAGACCGCCAGTCGTGATTCTCAGGCGTTGAATCGACCTTTTGGTAAGACATGGGATTATATCGACACCAGATATCCAGGTCTACGCCCGCGCACCGCTAGATGCGCTTAAAACCACGGCCCTTAAGTTCGCACATAGACGCCGTATTAGGGTGAAATGAGTAGTTTCCGTTGAACTATAAAGCGTAGGAACTTTCTTTTTGCGTAGGATAGAGTGGGGGCTTGCGACCCCACTTGCCAGAGTCCGTGTATCCATTGGTGGGTTCGCCTGTCAGTAGTAGCGGTATGGTACTCGAAGCTTTTTGAAAGTCTCAGGCTGGTGTGTCTGAGCGGGTAAGATCCCGTCAAAATGTTCTAGGGATAAGAACCAATTATGTCCGGCATGTACTGCGATGAAGGGAG